TGGGGTTGGCACCGACGTTGGCGAACTGGATAGAGAACGGGAACTCCTGACTTGCGCCTGGGTCGCCGCTGATGGCGTCGCCGTTGTTTGTCGAGACGCTGTTTGCCAAATATGAACTTGGCAACGTCAATTCCAACGTGCCGCCGCTTGCCAGCGAGAATGTCAACTTTGACGAGTTGGTAGTACCCGTGATGGTGATGGTGCCACCCGTCTTGTCAATCGCTGCTGTGGCCTGAATGCTGACAAATTCCGGCTTACCGGCCTGTGTCACCTGGCGCACCACGTCTTCGCAGTTAGCCGCCTTGAAGGTCATGTTTGTACTGCGGGCATTACGTCCCGTGTTGTCGGCACCCGCCGTCACGTTGACGGTATCGTTGCCACTTCCTGATGTCTTGCTCGGTACGAGCCATGCTGAATAAGCCATATCTTTTTACGTTTAAATTATTTGATTGTCCAATTTGTGTTCGACTCTACGAAATAGTCTATGCCGTACTGAGGCACCAACCATACGAGCTGTTGCGGTTCGGTGGGCGTGACGTACAGGAACTTCGCGATGTCAGACTCTTCGACGGCGCGAGCCTGTCCGCCTACGCCAGTCGGCAGCGCATACGCAACAGCGGCAGGACTGCTCATGCCCTGCGCTTTGCCCCTGATGGAGCCGGTGATGACTCGTGCTGTTGCCTTCATTGTGTTAGCCGGTTACTCTGACATTCGGATTGATACGGATGATTTCCTTGCGATAGCCAGACGGGTAGTCGGTGTCTGGTATCTGCACGGTCAGTTTGACCATATACTGACCGACGCCCAGCTCGTCGGTGTCGACCATTGCCACGTAGTCGCCGTCGGTGGTCAGCAGGCACTCCGACTTGTCGTAGGTATGCTGCTTGTTCTGCACGTCGCCGTTATAGACCACAACGGTGAACGGCACATCTTCCATCTTCAGTTTGTCGGGCAACTCGGCAGCGACCAGAATCTTCAACTGCGAGCCGATGACGTAGCCACCCGTTGTCTCGTCATACGAGCTGCGGTCAGCCAGTCGAACGTACTTCTTAATCTTCGACTCATAGCCGAATGCGATGACGTACCACTGGATGTTCGATATTGCACACCGCTGCTGATAGGCTGCATCCACCAGCATCAGCGAGGCAGCTACCAAGTCAGACGGCACGCCGCCCTTCCATTCAATCAATTCTTGGTACGTTCGGCCAATGTCGCCGAGTACCTGGTCCTCGGCCTGCTCGCCTTTCTCGATCAGCAAATCATCTTCATCGTTGCCGTCAATGCGCGAGTTACGCTTAATTTGTTCAAGTGTTAACCACTTCATTGTATTTTTGCTTTTTATCGTTCTTTTCTATTCCGACAAAAAGCGGCTTGGGGTTTACCAAGCACGGTTCATGGCTTTGTGTTTCATGGTTTATGGTTGGTCGTGCGCCTTGCGGTTCCGCCGCAAGGATAAAAAAAGGCCCGCCGCTGCGAGCCTACATCAACTACTAAATCTAACTATGAAAAACTCTATAAATATTATTGAAAGGAGGGTGCTGCTATCTCAGCAGCGTTATTGGTTTTTATCCGAACAGTGCGCACAATAGCAACATTACTATCAATATGACGACAAACGCCACGCACTGAATGATGGCAACTGCTATTCGTTCATCTTCGCTCATGTGCTGGTGCGGATCGCGGTGCTGCCAAAAATCGTTTGGGTTGTGATAGTTGCCGAACATACGCTTACTTCTTTAATAGGTTATTGATAATCTGGTGGCGGTTCTTGCCGTCTGCTCGGTACGAGACGTGGACCCAATACGAACCCTTCGCGTTATGCTCCATGATGAGCTGGTCGAAGTCGCAATTCTTAGCTATCCAGTTGAACCACTTGCGGCCCTTTGCCATGTCGCCGTCAATGCAGAGGTCTGCCGCCTCGCCTTTCATGTGCTGAGAGTTCTTGACGCCACCGACGGCATTATTGAGAGCTAACGAACGATACCCGCTTCCGATCTTGATGGGCTCGTTCATTGCATTGCGCAAAGGCTGCAATATCTGATGAGTCAGCGCACACAGATTCACGATGTCCGTCTGTCCTGGATTATTGCGGATGCCCTTCGCCTTGGCGGTAGCACTCGCACACAACTCTTCGAGAGTGAAGTTTCTACTGAGATAGGTGGTCATAGTTCGTCGCTGTTTAAGGGTTCGATGTCAGCTGGTTTTTTCTCTTGTTTCTTAGTTGGCTTTTCGGGGCGTTTGGTCTTAATCTCCCCGTTTTCCGAGATGACGACGCGCTGGCGGAGCTTGCATGACAGGTCGCCGCACATAAAAGGGGCCATCATTTCCACCTTTCTGCCCAGCTTGGCGATGTCCATCTTCATCTTGCTTCGGTCGTTGTCGGCCTCGATGCGCCAGTCCATGAACGAGCGCGTCAGCTGCTCCATCTTGTCGCGCAGTTCATTGCGCTCGTCCTTGTAGTGGTCGCGCTCTGCCCGTAACTCCTCAATCTGTTGTTTGCGGTCTTCGCGGTCGGTCTTCGCGTCGGCCAACATCTGTTGGTACATGTCCTGAAGGTCCTTGGCAGCGTCTATTTCCGCTGACTCTGCTTCTGCCTTCGCCTTTTTCTTCTGATACCTCCATGTGAAGAAGGCACCCGCACCACCGCCCACGAACAGGCCTATGAACGAGATGATTGCTTCGAGTGTTATTTCCATAGGGCTATTCGTTCAGTTTGTTATACAATGACTTCACTTTCGGCCAACTCAATACGCCTGCAACTACCACACCGGCTGCGATGGGCCATGCGCCTCCGTAGATGGAGTAACCGATGCCACCCAGTATGCCCATTGCCCAAAGGAACAGCAATACGAAATACAAAATCTTTTTCATCATTCGTTTTAAAATTTAGAGTTATACATTTCAACAAACTTGCACAACCCCGTTTTCGGTTTACTATTTCCTCCATAGATTAAGTTGACCGCCCACGCCTATATAGATGTCAGGCTGTCTGCTGAATGCTCCGACTCCTGCCCCGGCCTGAATGCCAAAGGTTATCAGTGGCGAAGGCTTCACAATGGTTTGCGTGATGGTCTCGGTGATTGTCGGCAGTCGCAGGTTGATGCTATCCAGTGCCGGCTCAAATCCGCTCACCCATGCCGTATAGAGGCTGTCGTCGTACCGCTTCTGCACAATCGGCACGGGCACCTCTATGCTGTCATGTATGGTGTCCCGTTCCTTTCCTGCCGATTCCATCGGCACCTTCACATACACCACCCGTCCCGTGTTGATCGTTTCCGCCGCCTGCGGCTGGTAGATGGTAGTATCTCTCCATACTGTATCGCGCTCGATCACCACCGACGGCTCCTTCTGACACAACATCAACAAAAACACGTTCAGCATAAAGCTGAGCGCAATCATCAATATCAGGGTCCAGAAACACCCCTTTGCTGCTTTTTCTTCGCTGTTCATAATTATTTCAATTCTTTAATGTTCCACTTCCTTGCTTTCATTAAACTCCTGCGAGGGTTTACTAACACTTTGCGTAACCCACTGCGGGGGACGTTTAATCCCCCGTAGAAGTTATTTACTTGATGTTCTGTTCTTTCGGTTTTTACCATACGCAATCAATTTTAAGTTACACAAAATAATATCAGTTATGTCGTTTAACAACAAATCTTTTCTCCAGCACCGACACGTCGAGCGTATCAACGACCTCGTGTATCGGCTCAGGTATATTTTCATAGAAGCCCAGGTTGTGGTGCTCCTTGTAATATCTAAGCATGGCTCGCAGTCGGTATTCATATCCGAACACCGGCACGTCGGCATATAGGTACGTGTAGAGAATGGCCACGCACTCCAGTATGACCTTTTGCATGTCGTCGTGTCGCATGTGCAACCGTTCCGTACAATATACGTTCAGTCGCGGAAGTATTACCTTCTCGATGTAGCGATTAATGGCCGCGAAGTCGCGCGTCTCGAAGTAGTCAAGCGTCAACTGCGATTCCGTGATGCGGTCTTCTAACAGTTGCTTGCGCTGCTCCATCGTTGCCACATGGTTCTTGTGTACCATGAACCTCTTGTCGTGTATCGTTGGCACCTCCACCGTCCGCTTTGGTTTCCGTTCCTCCACCACGTCGCAATCATTCAGGAAGTCCAAACACTTCTGCATGTCGGTAGAACGCTTGCGCACCAGCCTGCCGTCTATGCGTTTCTCCGCACACCAACGACCCCGCTTGTCTTGCTTCCCGTTCTTAATGCCTCGGCTCGATTCGTCCCAATATAAACAGCCCTTATTCCTTCTCTCGCTCATAGTCTAATATTTCGATGCCCCATTGTCTGGCTTTCATGCGCTCTAACCTTGCACCGCGAGAGTCGCGCCAACCTGGTCCAACCATAAAGATGTGGGTGCAACGCTTCAGCAGCCGCAGATCATACCACAGCGTCCATCGGTAGCCAACGATGCGGTAGAGCCATAAGTGCTTAGCAATGACCGTTTCCGCAGGGTTCACAACCTCGTGTCCGAACGTTCTTAGCCAATCGGACTTAATAGCAAAGCGCACTCGCCAAAAATGTTCCGGCAGTCCGCTCATTCTTCCTGATAGATATACTCGTTTCTTTTGTTTCATAATTCGTCCAATCATTAAGGGCAGAGCCTTGCAGCCCTGCCCGTTGTAGTTAATTGTTCACTTGCACCTCGTCGTCAGTATAGAAGTGCATCTCCGTGACTTCTGGGTGATTCTCGCGGAACTCGTAGAAGTTCTTACCGGCATCTCGCATCAGTTCGGTGGCGTGGTCGGTCATCTTCTCGTCGGCTCCCACAACAGCGTTGTAGTGGATTTCTCCGTCTTCGATACGGAACCGAACACCCCTGCGTTTGATGTCATCGTCTTCCGCGGCTTCTTCCTCTGCCTCCATCTCGGCCAGCTTCTCAGCGTGTGTCTTCATGCCCTTCTCAGCACGTCTGCGCTCACGGTCGATTTCTTCGGCCACCGTTGACTGGCACGAATAGAACAGCGTCGGGTCGTTCAGGCCTCCGTCGGCATAGCCCCAGGCTACCACGTCGCAGTAGTTGATGACCGTCCAACTGTCAGCGTCTGGCTCGTGCTTCAACCCGAAGCATGGTCGCTCCTGATCGTCGTAGTTCTTGGTGCGAACGATGTAGCCTGTGTGCAACTCATTGTAGCCTGCGAAGGGATTGGTGAGCACCAGCAGCTCCTTGTTAGGGTCTGCCTTGTGGAGTTTCATGCCAGCAAGGTCGGTGCGAATGGTTTTGATTCCGTGACCTGGAATCCTCAACTGTAGGTTGCCATCGAAAATGATGCGACCTGTGAACTCAGGCTTGTCAGCCTTCATGTTTTTTCTTTTTGCCATTTGTGTATAAATTTAGGCATTAATACTAACTTGGGCGGGTGTTTCCCGCTTGCGCTTTGCGCGAGCCTGCTCACGCTCGGAATTACTGATGCAAGCATCGTACTTCTCTCGCTTAATCGCAGCCTTGCAATTTACGGCACAAAGGCCGTTGTGGGTTTACTGTTTTTGCCATAGTTCCTTATTTGTTCTTTATTCCACCGGCATTTCGCTGCCTTCCACGTGGTTCCAGCATATCCACGCCGATAGCAAGGCCTGAATGGGGTCCACCTTGCAAGCATCGCTGCCTGGATTGCGCTTCACGGGTTTCTTGTTCTCCATCCGATTGTCCTTTTCCAAAACAGAACAACCAAAACAATACGGCCACAATGGATTCGGCGAAAACCGCAGCATGCCGTCGGGATGCTTTACAATGGCAGTCAACTGCTCCACGGGCTGGTTGTACGTCGCGAGTGTCTGACTGACCGGTACTACATACACGTCGGGCTTCAGTCCGAGCGAATGTACCCATGCTTTGAGCATGTTCACGGGGTCGGGTGAGCGGTAGGGGTCGAAGCCTATTCGCATGATGTTCACGCCGCTTTCCGTGAGCGAGATGATACGCTTCACGGGTATCTCCGTATCTATCACGCCACCCTCGCACACATGCAACCACCCATCCTTTATCCATTGCTCGTAAAGCGGGCGGATGCTTATCTTCTCCAGCGTTTCCTGTGTAATCCAAGCGTCCATGTCGGCCAGCAGGTCGCCCGTCTGCGTGTTCACGCACAGATAGCCGTGAGCGTAGAGGTCGTCGCCCATCGAGAAGTCCATACCGCAGAACACTACCCAGCCCTTGTCGGCCGTGCAGTGGTCTACACGGCTCGCGTACTTCTCACCGTTGGCAATCTCCCTAAGTAGTCGTTCCTGGTTGGCCCGAATCATGTCCGGCTTTATCCACTCCGAGATGTGAGCCTGCTGCCACATATTAAAGTCCTTCGTCAGCACCTCCTGCTTGGTGTCCTCGGTGCCGGTGGCGGCTTCGTGCAGTCGCTCGCGGTAGTAGGTCGGCTGTACGGTGGTGCCTATCGAGCGGTTCACCTTCTTGAAGAGTTCGGGGTCGTCGAGCTTCGTCAGGTCGTCGGTCAGTTCCCACTTGT